CTTATTTGTCTACAAATAATTACACTCTCTTAGGTTTTGATGGCCAAGAAAGGTTTCTTCCGTTATTAGATTCGGTTTCCGAAACCTAATTTGCATTTTGCGCGAAGAGTGATCACAAGGGTAAACTAATGTACACATCGAATTTTATATATCTTAAGCATATGAACAATGAATACAAGAAGCCGTTTTTCAGAAAGAATAAGACGGATAAAAACATTGATTCCGACAGTTCGGTCTCAACTGACTCTACTCAACGCAACGAAGATAGCACTAGCAGTCTTCAGGCTTCAGGCAATCCGGCTTTTGTTCCGGGTGGCGCTAGACCTTGGGGCGTTACTGGCTCACAATCCATACCACCTATGGGTGTATCGAGAAATGTTTATCGTCAAATTAACGGTGGCGTCGCTCGTGCTTTGGGTTCTGATATTGGAAAAGCTGTAATTGGCGAAGTAGCTAGTTACGGTTTAACTAAACTTAATTCTAAATTAAATGATTTTGAATCAGAGTTTGAAAATAGAAAACCACCTAGAAATAAAGGTAAAGGTACTAGAAAAAGAGGAAGAGGTAATAGAGACTCTGGTTCCGGAAATGGTGGCGGAGGTTCAGATAATAACTACTCTGGTAACAGTTCCGGTGAGAGAGGCGTACCTTATGGAGGGTCACCAATGCCTTATCGAAATAGATACATACTAGATACTGGTATGTCTGCCAGCACAATCATAGATGATGATCAAAATACGACAGACCATTGGAGTCCGCTTTTGACAACTAATGGTTCACTTCTTGATATATTATGGGTACCACAAACACGTACTTATGATGTAATTAGAACATACGTTTTTGACAAATACCTTGATAAGTTACAACAAGATCTTAATCCAGAGTATACTATTGACACTGACGTATTTGGGAGTTATCTTTCAGATGTAAGTGAAGCTTTACAAGCTTACTATACCTTAGGGCACATTAGGGCGTTTGCTTTTGGTCCTTACAGACAGCAGAATATAGCCTTATATAAAATTGGTAGAAGATATGGTTCGGATGTAATTGACGCACACCGTTATTTGAAATCCAAATTAGAAAATCTTCCGATTCCCCCTAGATTAGTTCATTTTATGTATTATTTTACACAAAATTTTACGATGCATCCAACGCCTGCATCACCCTGTATTAGGATTAATTATAGAGGCATGTTCCTACCAGGAAAGAATAGAAAATGGAAGGATTACGGCGTTAATTGTAGTATTAGTGCTGATTTATTTAAAGGTCTAATTGATAATTTAGATAAACACAGACTTACTTATAATAAAATAAATAGAATCTGTCCTGAACTTAAAGTCGGGCAGTTAATGGATCCTAGTTGTGAAGTTATTTACGACGAACAATTCAATACCTGGTGGCATAATCACTGCACTTCGTACTGGGAAGGTGGAAAACTTACTTATACCAGAAACGTGGCAGATTTAAGATTGACCGCCTATTATGGGCAATATACTAACCGTTTAGATACGGCCATTTACGCTTCTAGTGATTTAGCTGTTAGAAACGCAGAAGGTGATTATTATATGTATCCTGGCGTATGGTGTCCATTCAATGGATGGAAAAACACTGATGCAGTTAAAGATGAAGGTCCTCTTACTAGTATTAATTACTGGAGAGAAGATAAAATATATAATATGAATTACACCTCATCTAAAGAAAATGTTAAATGGGGACCATTTAGTAATGTCTATAAAGTTCCATTAATAGATGACCATGAAAAGAAAATTAAAATATTCACTGGTTCAGACTGTGGCGTTCAAATTGCACAAGAACACAACGCAGCGTTAATGGGAGATCAGGCCAAAAAGTTAATTTCGTGGATTTTTGAGACCTAAGTATTTGACCAAAAACGAGCTATATGCTCTACGTTACTCTTTCCACG